ATTATTTAACGCGTCCTTCTGCGTATGCCCGATAGATTTCATCTCCGAGAGATTCATAACGTGAAGGATCACTATTTTTTAAACGTATGAGGTCAGCCCTACGGTAAATTTTCTTACCTCCAACAGAATCCCCAGACGACCTACTCTCCGCTTTACCTGCCGTTAGAGCCCTTGCTTTCGATTGTCCTTGAGCAGTTTTAACTTCTTGAGTCTTGGAGATCATTGCACGTTCCTTCCATGTACTAAGTAGTTCATCGGCTGCCTCAAAGTCGTAAGCATTGGCATCTTGAAACAGACGCTGGCGAATCTTACTCTGGGAAATCCATTCCTGAAACTCAGGTGACGCTACGGTCTGTTGAGCCTCTGGATGTTTTGAAGCAATCGCTTGTACAGCCGCGTCATTGCGACTCTTTGTATTGATTGCTTCTGCTTCCTTTATCTTAGGATGGTTGTCTATTTCTCTTCGGATTGCCGCTTGAGGGTCTTCGTAGAAATCAGGTGCTTCATCTGTAGATTCAGGATTATTTTGTTGATTGGCCTGTATTTGAGTTTTAAGAAATTCGTCTGAAAGTTTACGTAATTCACCGATTTCTTGCCCCTTACGACCTAACTCTTTTTCGAGTTCTGCATAGGAGTTAGCAACTTCTTCGATGGATTTGCCTTGAAACTTACTAGGCATTTCGTATACTTGTTCTTCTCCTGTGTCCCCTTGCTCAAGGGAGGAAAAATCTTCAGTTACGGTTTCTTGTGAATCCTCAATAGGATCAACTACAATGTTGTTTACCATAGTGGTACTCTCCGTCTATCGAATAGATTGTGGAGTTAATAAAAATGACACAGGCCCTATGTAATAGAGTTGTCCGTGTCGATGAGTTTTGTCTGTTCCTCTAATGTGATCAGCATATTGAGGATAGACAGTTGCCCTTGTACTTCAAATAGGGACTTTTCATCTTTAATGGTTGATACTTGATTTAAAGATTCAGACATAACTACAAGTTCCTTTATTAGGTCTTGCCAGCCATCTGTCTCAAATAGTCTGTATCGACCATCAAAAAATTCTTTATCTTCTTTCATCTAGTTTAATGCCTGTGATGCTTTAGCTAGGTTAAGCATTGTCTCAGATTCAAGATGTTTCATCTCAGGGATGTTACGTATTACCTGAGTCTCTAGTGTAGACACTTCCATTTGCTTCTTCTGTAGCTCAATGGCTTTCTTCTGTAGATCCAAGATACGCTCTTGTGCATCAGTGTCGTTAGGAACCTTCAGAGCAGCGTCTGCTTGCTTGTTGTAGGCTGAAGCTAATGTTTCTTGTGTCTTAGCCCCTACTAACTCTGTATCTGCTTGTTTAGCTGCCATTTCCATCTGAATTGCTTGCTGTTGCATCTCTTTTTCTTCTGGATTAGGCTGCATCATCTGCTGTACGGCTTGCATCATCTCTTCGCGGTTATTTAGGCTAGAGTTCTCAAATACTGATAGCAATAACATATTAAATGCTTGTGATTCAGGAGGTAACATAGACATTAACTGTACAGTCTGTGTTGTCTCTAGTTCTTTAGCCATGATACCCATCGTAGAGTAAGGCGTGAACTGGTAATCTAGTACAGGATAACGCTCTTCATCAAATTGCATCTTGCGATATACTGATTTCTTGATGAAAGGGATCATAAAGTCAGATTGGAAGTTACATAAAGTACGTTTCTGACGTTTAATGGAGGCTGCTTGCATCATAGACATACCAGATGCAGTCCCGTTACGGGCATTTCCTGCCATACTGGTCGCTGAGTCCATAGCGCCTGTCGCCATCTGAATCATACGCTCTAATTCAGCAGATTCTTGGAATGTATGCTGTTGTAACTGTCCAAAATTAAATGGCTGGATGATTGCGCGAGGATCACCGTTAGTTAGGATGGTTTTACCAGCCCGAATGTCTAACTTAGTGCCGCGAGGGATGCGTGTAGCGTCCATAGCCATCATTGGGTGTGTCGTTAGGGCCAAAGCGTCTATACGACCACGTAATTCAGCGTCTAATGCTTTCTGTGGGTTATATCCTTTTTCACATACACCACGACCCCAGAACTTATTAGGTACACGGTCATGCTGATAGGAGATAAACGGACGATCTTTCATTAAGTAGGGGTTTTCTTCTGCCCGTAGTACGATGTCATCGTTAGCCAACGTGACTACAGCCTCTACTAACTCGTCTGTATCGTAATCAAACTCTTCACCTGAATCAGCGTCCTTAGATAAGTAACGCTTTGGGACTAGGCCCCAGTATTCTGTGATCTTAACACGATCATCTTCTGCACCAGCATTCTCTTCTGGATCAAATCCAAAGTCATGTATACCAGTGCTACTTGCTCCTAATGGAACATCACGATAAGTTCCTGCTTCAATGCCCTTGACAACATGGTAACGGGGTTTAATAACCTCCTGCGCCACTCCTAATGCTGAATCAATAGACAAGGCAGCAGGATCAATTATAAATTCTTTTGGAGATACTGCCTCCAGTGGGACTGCCATCCTAATTACTTCGACTACCCTACGCTCTGTAGTTCCGTCTAAGGTTCCTTCTACTTGTGTCTCTACTATGACACGCTCTGTCTTCTCTTCTACGCAGACTTTAGCGATTCCTGTACCGTAGATAGCCCCGTTCAAGAACACCTCATTGATGGCCTGTTTAGCGCCATCTAACTCTAGGTCTTCTTGTAGTACCTTACGTAGGTAAGCTATGTCTGAAGGATCTTCATCTAAGACATCATCTCTAATATCAAACCACTTCTCACGACCAAAGGTTGCTTCTTCTAATTCAGATACAGTAGACTCAACCGCTTGCTGTAGAGCAGGGTTGATTAGACGAGAAGATTCCGAGTCACGTAGTTTATCAGACTCTGCCCAGATACCACGCCACAGACGATAGTATTCATCCCACTTCTTTTGGTAGTTCTGATCGCGGTGATTCTTCCACGTATCCAGACGTTCAGACAACCAAGAGGCTAGTCCTTTAAACTGGTCTTCTTCGTTCATCATAATTTAATATCCTGCTTCTAAATCCATTGGTTCCCACTCTTCTACTTCGATAGAGTTGGTAAAGTCTGCTACTGATACTTGGTCAATGTACGCTAAGGCATCTAGTAGGTCATCATGTACTTGTGAACTAGGGAAAGACATCATTTGATCTTCAAAGTGCTTCCAATCCCTATCTGAATTAAATTTAATCTTTCTGTGTTCCATACGCCCTTGTAGGGCCCATGTGATACGGTCAGTCTTCTTCTTACCACCGTGAGTAACATCAGTGATAACGACCCATCGACCTTGTGTTCTCATTAGGTCTTCTAGATAGGGCATGATTGCATTCTTCAAGGCCCCTGCCTCTACACCTACTGTAGATGCTTCGTTATCTATGGCAGAGTTAAGTATATTCTCTGCGGTCTTCTTTATGTTCCATCTGCCGTGTAGGATGTCTTTTACCCACCACGTATCACCACAGATTTTAACTATTGCTATTGCAGTTTCATCTAGCTTAGATCCAGACTTACCTCTATCTTTAGAAGATTGTTCAAAGCCAGCAGGGTCAACTGATACTATGTAGTGTCCGTAGTCTGGTTCTTTTGAAGTTTCAAACCATTCATCCTTAAAGATACCACCTGAGAATGATTCAAATGAAGCCTCAAACTCCTGACGGAATGCCTGTGAGGACATAGACCTTCTAGCTACTTCTATCTCTTTAGGGTCTATCAGTGGATTATCAGTAGAGTTAAAACTAAATACTTCCCACTCGTCATCGTCTTGTGCAGCTACGTATAGATCATAGAAGTGGTTACGCCCTTCGGGTGTTCCGATAAATAGGGCTTCACCTTTAACGTCAGCTAAGGTAGGACGGATGATCTGTTCAAAGACAGAGGGCTTCATAAAAGCATATTCATCCATCACTACATAGGCCAGACCTACACCTCGTAGAGTATCTGGTCTATCCGAACCCTTCAGGTATATCTTCCTACCATTAATTAGGGTTATTGTAGCTGTATTCTCGTGAGTAGACTTTATCACATCTCTACCCAAATCTTTCAACAGTCCCCATAAGATGTCTTTTGCCTGTTGAAAGGTAGGGGCTATATAGAATATATCCTTGCTTTGTGACTCTAGACCTTTAATCAATAACGTCCACGCTGCAAGGTAACTCTTTCCGAAACGTCTACCACACGCTGCTACTTTAAAACGAGCAGGTGAGTTGAATATCTCCATTTGTGCAGGAGTCAGACTTACCTGTATATCACTCATCTTCTTCTTCTAGAACAGACACTACGATAGCATCGTATGCTTTGTCCTCTTCCTTCTTACTCTTAGCGATAGACTTAGATAGGCTGTGTTCTATAACTTGACCGCCTACGTGTTCTATTGCATCCTGAGCTTGATTACCTAATTGAGCTACAGTGATGTTGATGGATTGACCACCTTCATGTTTAACTTCAACATCCCTCTTAGGGGGTAGTATTCGATCCAGACACATCTTCAGACAAGTCGTATCCCCTTCCATAGCCAATTCAATTACCTTGTTGACTATATCAGGCCCTCTCTCAGACATTAATTCTCTAGAGAGTTGGGTGTACTTACCGACACTTCCTTTAGGTCTTCCTGCTGGATTTAAAGGAGGCATACCCTTATAGAGTAATGGACTACCTTTATGTTTAGTCTTCTTCTTTCCAGTACGAGGACTTAATTCTTCTGTTGATTTACTCATTAGATGACCTAGATTCTTGACCGCCTAAACGGGGATTCTAATAGTTACAGACATACACTTTAGGTAGTTGCGATTTATCACTTTTAGTGACATAGCTCGACCCGTGTGATACTTACCGTTGGAGTTTGGTTATTATATTTATTATTATTGTAAACTCTTAAAGGATTACTCTAAAGCGTCCCTGAGACACTAAGGTACTTATTATAACATATTTCTTATCATAAGTCAAGTCTAATCTAGTCTTCCCCCTCAATACAGTCCATTTGGTCTACGAGATGATACTTCTGAGCTATTAAATATTCACTTAATGCTTGACTTCTTAATTATACCCCTCTCCCCTATTTCCCCATTTTCCCTCCCATGTGCCTATGAGCCTGTATACATTATTACTCTCTAGCCACAGGGGGCCCCCCCATGACCTGTGAGTCATAATATGACCAGAGAGTGCCGAATAGTCACGGAATGACCAAAGGCAGCCCAATAGTCACAATGTGACCAGAGTGTGTCTGATAGTCACGGTCTGACCAGTGCGTCATAAGGTGACTAAAGCCAGCCCAATAGTCACGGCCTGACTTACGGGTCACAAATGTCCCCAGAATTGACAAGAGAAAGAACCTATGGCCCACGTATTTAGACCCCTTGAAACCCTTCAGTATTCAGATTGAATTGGCATGGTTGTTGCATAGAGTGCCTGTATATCCTGTGTATAAACCATCTGTTTTCTGTGTATAAACCTGTGGATAAAAGCCTGTATGGATAACCAGTGGAATTGCGTTCGTCTTCAATAGGTATACTGACCCCTATTTGAGCAAATAGCCCTCAGATCGCAATTCTCGAGCCCTCAGGCCTATACAATAATCGAGGGGTCTAGGTCTATTTTAATTTAGATGTAATTTAACTCAATACTTGGCACGGTTATTGCTACGCACGTAGACCCTTTATAGGTAAAATATTATTTTGAGGGGTGATTGTGTCTCTAAGTTTAGACCCGTCTGGAATAGACCTAAATTAAGTATTTTATAGCGGTGTCGCGTTTAGGTCTGTATGGGTCGTATTTAGAATTAACTATATACTAGACCTGTTATTATAGATCCAGTACCGCAGCGCAGCAATGGCACGGTATAGGGCCCTAATCTAGCCCCCTAAACCCCTAATGGGTCACTTGGTTCTAACCTCATAGATGGGTTGTAACGGCTTCAATAGTCGGGCGCTGGAGTGTAACGAGAGGCGCAGAATTAAATTTTGTTAGTTTATATAGTGGCTTTTTTAGATCCCCTTATTAAAGTCACTTTATAAACCAACAAACCAAAGAGTATTAAATTATGAAACAACATACATATTACATCTTAGATCAATCAAAGGACTTTATTTTATTGACTATAATTTCCCAGAATACTAATCGAAATTTCGATGATGAGGCTGAGTTTTCAATAGTCCCACTATTACCAATAATTGCAGCTCAATACGGGCTAAATAAAGTTTTCTATTCTGAATAATACAAACCAACCAAAGAGAGTAAATTAAGATGACTAAAATTATTATGAGTACCGACCGACCAAACAAAACCCAATTAGAACTGCATCGGGCCCGTAAAGACTTTGAGCATTATCTAAACCGAAAGGGCTTTAAATACGAGGTCTGCGAGGGGTCATGGGAAGGAGAGCGCGAGCAATCCTACATGATCACTTTACGGGATGCTGGTATGGGTTTTACTACCCTCAAACGTCTAGCCTTTGATCTATATGATCAAGACGCAGTATTAAGAATAACCGCGTATGGTGGCGCTCGTTTATTCAATTCCGATAATACTAAGGTAGACATAGGCGAATTCAAACAAGTCGATTCTATCCCCTCAAATCAGTGCTATACCCAGTCTTTTAAAACTGGCAACATATACGCCACTATCTAACCTTTAAACCTTATATGGGCCCATTTGGGCCCCTTTGGAGAGTACAAAATGAAAAATTATACTACTTTTAACACGGGTCGTTTTTATGATTGCGAGCAGGTAATAGAAGCTGCAATTATAGGTGATTCAATTTGTCCCATTACGGAATCACTAAATCATATCGTATACTTTAAAGACGACTCTAGAGGCTTAGATTATCTGATAACCATTCCTTGTCTAGAGTGGTTCAGCGAAAGTCAGATAATGCGGTATTATGACTCTAATGAATCGTTTATGAAACAAGACCCAGATTACCAAGACCGTGCAGTTTTTGAAGCAATAAAAGAAAATCAGGAGAGTACAAAATGATTACAATTAAAAACATAGATTGTTACGGTGAGATGTCAGAATATGCGACCGTTAACATGGAGGGTGAATGGGCTGATGGCGAAGAGTTAAGCCAGATGTATGTAGGGTCTCAGGGGTTTACTACTTGGACTCAATTAGTTAATCACGTTATTTTAGCAGGTCAAGAAGAAGGTTATAGAATTATTGAAATGGAGTCAGACGAATGAAAACATATACTACTTTTGAGCTAGAACTGGATGACCTGCACCAAATAACATGGTCTGGCAGTGTCATATTTTATGTCTATAAAAATGGCGATTATGTCGACACTTTTAACGACTTCCATATTGGTTGTCTGGCTGATGCTAGGGAAAGGGCTTTAACCTATTTATATGAAGAGGGGATTATTCCAGACCCCTATATCTATTCTTTTGAGGGGTTTAAAAAATGAAAACTACATACGATACAATCACGGAAAATGTAAAGTTAAACGGTGCTGATTTACTGATGACTAGTTCATTTTGTGATGGGGTCATCTGGGTCGTTTTAGTCCATACCTACACTCGTAAATACGCCACTTGGGTCTACATTCGCGGTAGTAAAGTCGACTCAATACCAAAGTATTTTGATGACTATAATGATGCTTTTGATTCATTTTGGGATCGGGGTAGAGTTATGAGTTCACCCTCAGAGCCTCTAGAATCCCCTCCAGAGTGCATAAACTTATGACCCTATAGGGTAGTGACCATAAACCATTTAAAGGGCCCTCAGAGGCATTGTAGGCCCTTTAAATGGGTTTATTAGATAGCATTGCAAGTCGCAGTGTCATGTAATAAACCAAAAGTAAACTTAAAACTAAAGCAAGGAATAAAATTATGCGTTTAATCGAAGAGCAAATGTGGACAGCAATAGAGTGTCAAGACCGTGTATGGTCTAAAGACAATACAGGGGTCGAGTATCGGGCTAATTATGATGAGGCTCTAATCTATTTGTTTGGGCATCACATTGCGACCTATGACTATGAAACCGAGACAGCACGGGCCAATGTAACGACTCTGCGTAAATATCCTACTAAAACCACTATGGGTCGTTTAAGGGCTTTAGGGGTCGATGTATGCACTCGTAAAGGTATCGTATACCTAAATGATAAGGCGATATAATATCACGATAGAAACAATGTACACTCAAATGTATACTGTATTATGCATTAAGTATGCTTAATGTAAACTGTAGTATACATTGTACATTTTATGAAACAATAAACTAATTAAAAGGATCAAATAAGATGATAGAAACACTAGCATTTACTGCGCTTATTTTGAGCGCCCCTATAGTCTGTTTTTCGGTTTGTGTTTGGATCGTTAAACCAAATTTTAAACAGGCTCCTAAGCTAAAAAAGAGGATAAAATAAATAATGAAAACTGTATTTTTAATATCGTCTAGTGACGGAAAAACTGAAGTGGCTAGTAGTATAAAAGCCGCATATCGTTTGATGTATGATATTGTCGGGCCTGAATATGCCCCTATTAAACAAAATGTTAAACAGGCTATTATCAATCACAATTTTTACCTATATGACGAGGGGCCCATTTTAGTCGGCATATACGCTAAAACATTACATACTCACAATCTAACAAAAAAAGAGGTATAAAAAATGACAATATCAGACTATAAAGAATTGCTAACAAAACATGATTGGCACTA